CAGGTGTCTATTGGAGAGTAAATAATATTATATAAACCTGCTGCGATCATAGATGTGTAAATCGATTTAGTAAGTCTATCTTGCCTTGCCCTGATCGTTATAACAGCTTCTTTAATAGTGACATCTAAGACTTCCCAACTACTTAAACTTTTTATAATCTCATCCTTTAATTTTTCAGCAAGAGAAGGCGGTATGATCTGCCCCTGGTTGCCTCCTTTTGACTTTTCAATACATTCAATATCATTCTTAGGAACGCTTATAACGTCCCCATATAACATGTATTTTACGTGATCATCCTCCTCCCAGACCTTCTCTAAATCTAATCTTGATCCATCCTTAAAGAAGATAGTGTCCGCATCTAAAAGTGATGGAATAATAAGAATCACTAAGAGCAAGAAAAACACGAATTTTCTCATTTTAATTATCCCCTCAATAAGAAAGGTTACATTGCTTTTTTCTCCACGTTTTCCTGCTTCTCTAGGTCCGACTCCTTTTCAAGTTTTTTCTCCAGGGCGGCCAGGCGCTTACGGACGTCATTAAGCTCAGATATAAGATTAGAGATTTGTTGATTCTGATTCTTCATCTGATTCACAGCCTCCTTAGAGGCGGCAAGGTGTGATATTAGGCTGTGAATAAGAGCATCATTACCTGAGTCAAGGACGGCTGCCAGCATATCAACTGCTTGCCCAAGCCCGGGGGTCCCTATCTTATACTCCTCCCGTAACTCACGGACGTTAGGAATGCCATCCCCCTTCCCATTCTTATTTAGATATGGCTCACCAATCCCTATTAACAACCAATTTCGATCACAGCCGTAACAATCAATGTACTTTCTAAAAAATTTTTTAGAAATACTGCCGCCAGCTTCGTGATGTTGGACAGAGCTAAGACTTATTCCCATAGCCTTGGCAAGCTCGGATTGTGTAAGATTTTTGCGTTCACGCAAAATTTTCAAGCGATTTCCGAGGGCGACATCATACATAATTAACCTTAATTAGGTATAAATAAACATCAAAAATATGCAACACTGAGTGTTGCGTTGGGTGTTGCGCATTAATAAACCGAATTGAACCGTCAAATCAATATGTTGGGCTGGTATATAATAAATTGCAAATAAATCAGGTGTTGCGTGCTTTTTTCTTGACTTTTTTGAAAAAATGCCGATAATAGAATATAGAGCTAAACATACCCATAAAAACGGAAATAAATTTTTAAAAGGGGCATCAATGAACGCTATTGAAATAGTTTTTGCTGAAGCAGAAACGAGATTAACGTGTACCACGATTCCGGGATCTCAACGATCTCAGAATCAGCGCTCCCAAGCGCAAAGGTTGCGGCCTGAATCCGGTCAAAATAGAGAGCCACTATCATGGGATCAATTTCAAGAAGCCTTGCAGAAAGCATTTCGGGTGTATCAGAGCTTATCAGCTCTTCGATTACGGCGTCTATTTCAGCCCGGCGGCTCTCGCGTATAGCCGGAAAATTATCGCCCTGGGCGTCAATTATTTTTTGAGGGTTCAATTTATTTACCAGGGCATCGGGGAAGAGGATGTTTTTAACGCCTGCATCCCAAATGGCTTTCAGATGCTCCATGTTTATAATTTTTGTTTTCATTAACATCTGATATTCAAAACAACCCAAGAGCAAGGAGACCATTATGACTCCTAAAGAGAAAACCCAAAAGAAACTGGTCGAGGATAACCTCAATAGTTATCTTGATGACCAGGAGCTTGAAGGCCGCAGCTTTATGGTCGCCGCATTATTTGACGGCGTACCCATAAGCCAGGTGCGGCCGATCCTGGATCGTGCCGAGAGGATTCTTTTATCAGGCCATAAGGTCGACATTAAGAATCCGAGAATCAAGGCGATTAGCGAAGAGTTCGGAGTATCTGAGCTCTTTTCTGCTCAATCAGGGCGATAGCTTCAGCAGTAAAATCGCTGTTTTGTCACCCAATAAAGAGGTTAACAAAAAATGCATCCTGCCGACATACAGGCGGCGCTCAAGAAGAAAGGTATAAGACAGAAGGAGATCGCCCAGGATCTGGGCGTGTCCGAGATGGCTATCTCGCTCGTGGTCCGCAAGATAATGGTATCGGACCGGACCATGCACGCGGTGGCCGACAGGATCGGACGGGATCCGCATGTGATCTTCCATGAGTATTACCTTTCTAAAGATAGAAGGGGCCCCAAAAAAAAGACCGCCTAGGTTTATGGTTTATTGATAAACCAACAAAACGGACATGTCAATGTCTAAATTACGGCGAAGAATCGACAAAAATCAGCTCACCATCTTTGACCTGGTCAAAGAGTATTCCGCCACATCATCACCCACCGCCGGGCAATTCAGAATAATCGAAGACCTGAGAGCATCAATGAGACTGGCCATAAAGAACTGCCCGCTTTCCGTGCACCAGATCGCGGGCGAGATGAGCCACCTGCTGAATGAAACGATCACAAAGGAGCAGATCTATTCCTGGACGAGGGAAGATCAGAGATCGGAGATCGCGGGCCTGGGATCAGATGATGAAGACAGGTGGATACGGAGGCATATCCCGGGGGAGTATCTTCCGGCTTTCTGCCAGGCGACGGGGAGCGTGGAGCCGCTAAAGGTTTTGGGCCGGCCGTGCGGGATTTTTGTCATGCCGGGCCCGGAGGCTTTGCGGGCGGAGATACAGAAGCTGGACGAGGAGATCCGGGAGGCCCAGGCAAGGAAGAAAAAGAGGATGTTATTTTTGAGGGAGATGGAGGAGATTAGCAAATGAGACCGAAGGCGGTATTCGTAGGATTGCAGGAGATACCAGGCAGGGAACCGCTCGCCCTTTATAACGTAGAGGGCGGCAGGCTGAACCACAGTACTGTTACTAAGGCCACCCTGAATAAGGAAGGGATCGCAATCCCCAAAACGGAGGGCGGTGTATATAATAAGGATAGCAAGGAGCATGCCAAGAAGATTGGAGATATGAGATGAGCGGATCGGAACTTGTGAGCGCGAAAGAGATCGCGAAGGCATTGGGGAAGGCAAAGACAAGCATCCTTCGGCGGGCTGAAAAAGAGAAGTGGCCACACGCAAACGGAGGGAACCGAGCGAAACAATTTTATCTATCCCAACTCCCGGGGGAGGTGCAAACGGCGCTGGCTGCCAGCGGGGCGATATCCATAAAGGCATTGCCGTTACTCTTGCCGGAGGCGGCGCTGGAGCTGGCAAGACAGGCGACCGGCAATGAAGTACACACGCACGGGTTTTTGCCCGCGCTTACCAACGCACGCACCAGGGAGACCTGGTCCGATGAGACGGCCCTGGATATGACTGTTATCCGCGACGGCCGGGTGGCCAGATGGTCCCGGATCGTCCAGGAGACTCTGGGAACGCCTCCGGGATGGAAACGGAGGGCCTGGATCGAGGACGTGGCCGGACGGCGCCACACCACGGCGTCAACCATATACAGGAAAATTCAAAAATATCAAAAGAAGGGCCTGGCCGGGCTGAAGCATACAAAGGGCAACCGGCGGCAGCCGAAGGCATGGACCCCGGAGGCCGTGGATTACTGGATCGGCCTCTGTATCAAGAAGGAACACCGGAAAATAGCAAAGGATGCCCTGTACGCCATCCTCACCCAGGAGGCCGCAACCAGGGGCTGGAAGGTAGGCGGCTACGAATCCGCCTTATGGTGGGGAAAAAAGAGGATCACACCGCAGCTCCTGGCGCTTCAGAGGGGTGGGGTCCGCGCCCTGGACAACACCCTCCCCCCGGTGGTCCGCAGCTATGCGGACCTCGCGCCCTTTGAGATTATTGTTGGCGATCAGCACCGGTTCGATTTCTGGGTAACGGACCAGGACACAGGCGAAGTCTTCCGGCCAGAGGGCTATTTCTGGCAGGACTTGCGGACCCGCGCGTTTTACGGCGCCGCCGTTGCTAAAAAATATGACTCCCACCTTATGGGCCTGGCGCTTCGCATGGGCCTGAAAATATTCGGGCCGTTCGGCTCGATCTACACGGACCACGGCAAACCGGAGGAATCCAACTACATTATGGGGGTCATGAAGGATATGCGCGCCCTGGGCCTGGAGGCCAGGCAGACAGTGGACGCGCCTGTCGATCTCGAAGACGATCCGGAGGAGATAAACCCGCTCGCGGCCATCGCCGGCACTCACCGGATGGCGATCGTGCGTAACGCCAAGGCAAAAATGATCGAGGGGACATTCCGCAACCTTGAAGGGGTATTGCGCGATCACGTTCTGGTGCCGGGTTATGTAAAAAAGCTCGGAGGCCTCCAGGAGGAAAACGAGGTCGACCAGAAAGATATCGAACGCCTGGCGCGCGCAGGGAAACTCCCCACTTTCAGTGAGTTCGCTCTCAGCATGTTCAAGGGATTGGACTATTACAACAGCGTCAAGGCGCACAGGGGCGTGCGGCGTGAATGGTCGTGGAGGCCGAAACCCAAAAGGGCCACGCCTATGGATTGCCTTAAACAATGCTGCGCGGAGGGCTGGAGGCCGGTAATGCTATCGGACGAGGCGATTGACCTGGCGTTTTTACCCAGGGCAAACCGGATCGTGGACCGCGGCAGGATCACATTACATGGGGAGATATACGGAGATGACCGCCTGATCGGGCTGGACACGCAGAGGGTGGAGGTGCGGTTCGATCCGCTCGATCCGGGGTGGGTGCTGGTATTCAAGGACGGGGAATACCTGGCCCGCGCCCTTCCAGTTGAATACTCCAGCATGAAGGATCTTACCCTGGCGCAGAGAAAGATCGCGGAGAAAAGGCGGCAGCGCAAGGCATTTATCCTGGAATACCGGATGCTCACGTCCGCGATCCCGGATGTCAGGGAATACTCGCAGGTACCCAGGATCGAGAAGGCGGCGGCAGCCATAACAAAAGAGCAGCGGGCGAGGAGCAAAGAGCTGGCAGAGATAAACAGGCCCATGTCTGCCGAGGAGATAGAGGCGGATATCGCCCGCCTGGAGGCGGAGGAGGCCCGCCGCAAGATCCGGCCAAAAAAGGTGCCGGAACGGCCACGATATTTCAGGGCTGCCCTGGACCGGTACGCATGGATCGTAAAATACGAGCTCGCCGGCGGGAAACTCGATGAGGCGGACACGGCATTCAAGCTGGATTATGAATCGCATATGGACGCCGACCAGCAGGAGTACTGGGAGGTTGTCCGGGAGATGGGAGGGACATCATGAGAGAATGCTTTTTGATCACGGAAAATGTGAACAGATTTGACGATCTGTGCACGGAAATGGAGGACCGGCGCAGCCTGATCGGGCCGAGCATGGCGATGGTGACGGGTCCGGCAGGGCGCGGAAAGAGCGAATCGGCGAAAAAATTCGCGGTGAATTCGGGGGCGGTGTATATACCGCCCATGAATAAAACCAGCGCCACGATGTTGTTGGGGGAGATCACGCTTGACCTGGCCAAGGTTATGCCCGGCAGGGTCGCGGGCTGCCTGGAGGTGATCCAGGCAGAGATGGCGAAACGCCGGCGGCTGGTCATTATAGACGAGGCGGACCTGATACCCATGCCCCTGCTGGAGATGCTCAGGAATATCAACGAGAGATATTCCTGCCCTATCCTGCTTATCGGCGAGGATGGATTGACCCGCAAGCTGGCCTCCAGGAGCAGGATATGGAGCCGCATCCGGAGGCGCATGGCGTTCGAGCCGGTGACGCAGTCGAATATCGTGCTCTTTTTCCGCAAGGCCCTGGAGGTGAATATCAGCGCTGGCGCCACGCAACTGATAGAGCTCCACTGCGAGGGGGACTGGCGGCCGGTCCTGAAAGTGGCCGTCGATATCGAACGGGCCCTGGAGGCCAGCGGGCTGACGGAGATACCCGAAGACCTGGTGAGAGATATTGTTGATGAAGACAAAAAAAAATAGAGCCCCGGCAAAAACCGGGCTGGCAGGCCGTATACGGGCCGAATTGAAAACGTGGACGAGGCCGGGATCCCGGTCGAGGTTGTGCAGGAATTTCGGTATGGAGCACGGGCAGGCGAGTCAGAGTTTGAAGCGCGCCCTAAAGGACTTCGAGGCGCGCGGGGAGATCACCCGGACGCCTTCCGGCCTGATTAAATATAATCACGCCTGGAGACGGGCGGACAAATCGCCGCTCAAAGATAAGATGCTCCGCGCAATGTACGTGCAGAACAGGGACTTTTCTTCCACGGATATCAGGAGGCTCGTGGCCGACGCTGAAAAGAGCCACGTGGAGAAGACCATCCGGAGGCTGCTGGCAGACGGGCATCTTCACAGGGTGGGCCGCAGGCTGTGCGGCCACGGCATCGGCGCCGAATGGCTCTATAATATTTCGGACAGGGTAAGTTTCCGGGTCGACGTGATGAGGTGATACATTGTCGCAGAATTCGTTTCAGAAAAGCAGGCGGGGATTGCTGGCCAAGGTGCATATCGCGAAAAAGGATCTGCGCCTGGACGACGCGCTCTACCGGGGTATCCTGAAAGACGAGTTCAGCGTGGATTCGGCGGCGGAGTTGAGCAATGACGAGCTCGAGCAGCTTGTTGTCCGTTTTGAACTCAAGGGATTCCGGGCCAAAAGCGGCAGCAGGACACAGGTCGAGGCGCTCAAGGAACGGATAGGCCAGGAACTGCTGCACTCGGAATTCACCGAGCGGCGGCTGAGGGGCCTGGTGCGCAAAATCTGCAGCGTCGATGACCTCCGGTTTTGCCATGACGCGCGGCGGCTCAAACGGCTGCTGGCAGTGATAAGGAGAATCAACGATTTAGATCATACCCCAAAGGAGGGTTTATCATGAGAGCCGAAGACATGGGGATCAACCCGGAGACGGGCAGGCACAGCCAGGCGTTCACCGAGGCCGAGGCGGCCATGATGGGGATCCTGGCGGATCATATCGGGAAGGAGGATCGTATTCCGGCGAATCAGCTTGCGTGGCGGTTTTTCCTGGAAATGGCCGAGGACAATGACGCCGGCAGCTTCAGGATGGAGCCCTGGAAACGCACGGTCCGCCTTCTGGTCAACCATCTAATAATCGACCACGACCAGGGCATCCTGGCCAAGGCGGGCGTGGGCGGCGGGTACTGGATTGCCGGCAATAAACAGGAGGCAGATGAATTTTACAACACATACCGCAAGCGCGGGATCACCGGTATTACCAAGGCGTCGCGCGGGAAAAAGAACGTGATGGTCTCCATCGTGAAGCAGCTCGCGTTCGACTGGGAAGAGCTCCAGGGCGGAGACCGGCCGGCCCTGGTAAAACCCTACGACTATGAATCCGCACCCCTTGCCGTGGTTACCTCTTTCCTGGACAAAATGACCAGGGAGCCCGAACGGTTCGAGCACGAGATCCGGCTGCTGCGGGATAAGTTCGGCAAGGTGCTCATGCCCCGGGAGGAGTTCGTCAAGATCCAGATGCTGAGCCGGGAGCTGAGCGGGCTGCTGGAGAGGGTGGCGTAGATGGAGCTGACGCTGAGCAAGCATTTTCAGCAGAGGTGGCGGGAGCATTTCGGCTGCGAAGCGCCTTCCCCTGCACGGATAGTGAGGATCATCGACCGGTCCGTGTGGCTGCAAAAGGGCCGGCTGCTGATGGAGCCGGACGGCACGCAATACAAGCTGCTGTCGACCTACTGGCATCCGGGCATGGGCGTGGTGATCAAGGTGGACAGGCTGTCCGACCCGCCCCAGGTGGTGACCCTGATAACGGGTAAATCGAAGGGGAGACCTGCCTGCGCCAAGGCTACGGCAGGCAGGGGGAGTTTCTCATAAGAGGGTAAGCGCAGAGCGCATGGCGCAGAGGGCAAAGATATTAACAGGGCTAGCCGTGGTCATGCCCTATATTGGGCGCGGGCGGCCGGAGGTGCTTCCTGGCTGGATGCGAGATCCACGGTGGTCCCCATAACGAAGGAGAAAGTGGCCCGGGTTAGGTGGGTGAACTGTTGCAATTACGGGCAGGCCACGCGCTGGGGGGAGGGCACCCAAACCCCGGCTTTAAAATAAGGAGTGGAAATGAAAGCATTGAGTTTAAAGCAACCAATGGCCTGGGCGGTTTTTCATGGTAAAGATATCGAGAACCGAAAATGGAAAACGAACTACCGGGGTTGTGTCCTGATTCATGCCAGCAATAATTGGGATTGCAATCATTATAAATGGCTTCTTGATAATGAGCACAAACTAGGGATTCTGGTACCGGCACGATCTTTATTCGTAAAGGAGGCAATTTTGGGCATGGTTAATATTATTGATTGTGTCGAACATCATGCGAGCCCGTGGTTCTTTGGGCCTTATGGGTTCGTATTGAAAGATCCTGGTTTGTTCGGGATGCCTATTCCCTATAAAGGCCAACGGGGCATTTTTGAAGTACCGGATAATATTATTATAGACGCATTAAGGATGTTCAGAGCGCATGGATAGGACAAAAGATTGGAAATTTTATTACGATGAATTGATGAGCGATGAATGCGCCTGCGGAAATCCTAAGCAGCCGAGCAGGTCATTTTGTTATCGATGCTATATGGCGCTTCCCGGAGACATGCGGCGAGATCTTTGGAAACGGCTCGGGGAGGGATACGAGGAAGCCTACGAGGCAGCCGTCAAATATTTAGAGCTTTAATCATGGACACAGCTCTGGCAGAAAATCAACAGCTCGTTAGCGAGACCCTCTCGGGGCCGGATTACTTCACGTGCGAGCGCACGCACACGCGGATGAAAAAGGAGATTTGCATAAAACGGCAAACTGTCGGACTTAGGAATTTCGGAGGCAGCTGGAAATACGCCCGGGAGATCCCGCCGGAATGTGTGAATTGCAAACAGGGGCTGGATATAAGAAAGGAAGAAAAAAATCATGAAAAACAAACTGATTGACTTGAATGATCACCTATTTGCGGAGATTGAGCGGTTATCGGATGAGGATCTGAAAGGCGAGGCATTGAAAGAGGAGGTGGGCCGGGCCAAAAGTGTAAGTAATATAGCCGCTCAGATTATTAACAACGCGAGCCTCGCTTTGAAGGCCCAGGTGGCCATAAACGACGGGCTCATCAACCGGGCTCCGCAAATGCTGGGGGTTGTATCGGGTGTTGAAGCGCTTGACGAGGGTGAGGATGGGTAGACGCATCTATACAGATGAACATCTTGCGTTCCTGCAGACCGGATATCTGACCATGAATGCCCGGAGCCTTGCCCAGGCGTTTAACGACCGGTTCGGCATGGGAAAAACCGAATCACAGATCAAAAGCACATTGACAAGTCATGGCATCACGTGCGGCCGGGCGCCCGGGGACAGGTTTATATCACGGACCCGCCTATTTACCGAAGAGCAGACCCGGTTCATCCGCGACAGCTACAAAGGCAAGAGCATACTGGACATGGCTGCTTTATTCAACGACCGGTTCGGGACCAACAGGACGGGAGAACAAATTAAGAACTTTGTGGCCAGGCGGGACTTCACGTCCGGCCTGACGGGTTGCTTTCCCAAGGGGCACAAGCCCTGGAACACGGGCACAAAGGGTCTGACGGGCGCGAACAAAACCAGCTTCAAAAAGGGAAATACGCCCCCGAACCGCAAGCCGCTCGGCTCGGAACGGATATGCCCGAAAGACGGATTCATACTAATAAAGGTCCCCGAGCGTGATCCTAATACCGGATTCCCGACCCACTATAAGCATAAGCATGTGCATGTGTGGGAGCAGGCGCACGGCCCGGTCCCGAAGGGCATGGTTGTAGCTTTTGTCAACGGTGTTAAAACCCACTGCGAGGACGAAAACCTGATGCTTATTTCGAGGGCCGAACTGCTGAATTTGAACCGGCACGGATATAAAGACACACCGGCTGATGTTAAGCCGAGTGTTTTGGCTTTATCAAAGTTGGAGGTTAAGACGTGGAAGATAGAAAAGTCCCATTAGCGGGAGTTGTGAAGTGACCAACAATAATAAACCATTCTGGTGTTATGGGTGGCATCAACAGATCTTTCCGTATCTGTGCATGCACCGGTATAAGAAGGGCATGAAGAAGTGCGAAGGGTGCGGGAAGGGCAAAGAGCTGCTTGAGGAAGAGATGAAGGTGCTAAAGCAAGAAGCCAGGGAGCTGGGAGGCTCTGTAAGCTAGGCGCTCATTTAATATCGCAAAATCAAGGAGGACGAAGTGAAAAGGAATTTTCTGAAAAACTGGCTTGTTCCAATGGGCCTCGGCCTCGGCGTGGCCTTGGTGCTGGTTGGATCGATTCTCAGTTTTGCGGTTTCTGTAAGCAAGCATGAAACAAAAAAGATCCATAATGAGATCCAAGAATTACGCGGCGAACTCAAGGCACGCGGCGAGTTTATCGCTCGGCTGCAGGAAGAAGTTGAGTACGCGAACGCCAAAGCGGACTGGGTACTCAAGAAGGTCGATAAGCGCCGGATCCTGATCCCGGTTTTGAATGGCGATGTGTATAAAATCGTGGAGATTGAATATGAGAGCCCAGAAGAAACTGAGGCCCAACAGGATTAACTCCATCATGGCCCTGATCGTTGCCTGTGCCGGGGGTGAGCAATGCAATTGATCTGTCCGAACTGCGGAAGCCGCTTTGATTTGGAACAGGCTGTGCGTGAATTGGAACAGTCTGAAACGCACGATATTGCAGCAAAATTGGGGGTGCATTGGCGTCTGGTTTATGAGTATTCGGACTGCTTGAGACAGAGTGAGTTCGGCAATGTTTCATTAACGAAGCGCCTCAGAATTTTTAAAAGCATTGCCCGGCTCCTGGACACATCCATGTTCAGCTACAAGGGCAAGCTGTACCGCACCTCGCAGCAAGAGACGATCAAAGCCATGACCGACATCTGCAATATGCAGAAATGGGGCTTGACGAACCACAATTATCTGCTTGCGATTCTTTCTAAGTCCGGGGAGCGTCTCAGCGCCGAGGGGCTGACCGCGAAGGAGGAACAAACGAGAGAACGGCAGAGGGCAGAGGGCAGAGCGACGAAAAGATTTCCGGGCGGACCCACCAGGCTTGGGGATCACATTGGCAATATTTTAACCCAGCTGGAGGAGAAAGAATGAAAATTATTGATCAACAATGGCAATGGGTCAGGGTGCCGGAAATGGCGCTTGAGTTGGCGGATAAAGACCGCTAAAAAAATGCTTGACATGTTACAGCAACCCCTGTAGCGTGTATAGCAGATATAGAAACGTTATCCGCTGCAGACTTGCGTGGCGGATCAGGGGTTGACGGAGCCTGATCCAGAGTCCCGTCCCGCTGGAAGCGGGATCGTGGCATAACGGCTAACCAAAGCCCGGCGATTCGATTTTCAATCGAAGATCGAAGTGTCGGGCTTTTTTTTGAGGCGAATGAGATGCCGGAAAAGAACGAGGACACCAAGGCGACGGAGCGGATTATCGTTAAACCGCGGGGGCAAGCGGGGTGTCTATATATTATCAATCTGCCTCTTATCAAGAACGGGCGGATAATCGCAGATCCGTGGCCGGTGCCCGTATGGCTGAGCTTCAACTAATTTGCAGGGAGATCGAGCAATGAGCGGGGAATGCAATGATGTAAAGGATATTATGCTTAACGGCATTGTGGCGGTCCGCCACATCCTCCGGGATGCGGATCATCGCCTCAAGGGCATAGAAGACGGCCTGTCTCTTTTAAACAGGCAGCTGCTTTCCGACCCCCAGATCCGCCTTATTACCGTCCGCCACGAGCAGACAGATGAGGGCGCCCTGGGCACGCTGCTTTTTGACCGCCGGCTTTTCTGCATTACCCTGGAACCCGACGCCGGGGACCCAGCCCGCCATCAGACCCCGGCCGGCGTGTATCCCGTAAAACCCTTCTCCGGTACGAAATTCAAGAATACCCTCGAGGTGATCGTGCCCGATCATACGGAGGTGCTGTTCCACAATGGCAGCTTTGAGCGGCACACGACAATGTGCGTGCTTGTCGGGTACCAGCCCATCTATCTGTGGGAAGGCGGGCGGTCGCTCCGTGCCATTATCGATTCCCGCAAGGCATACAAGCGATTTCAGGCTAAAATCGTGCCTCTGATCCAACCCGGCGATAAGGCCGCATTTGTGAATTTTTATTTGTGAGGTAATCATGGATTGGCAAGCTGAAAGGAGGAAGATATGGGCGCATTCAGTAAGATAGCGGACGGGATCAAGGCGATCGCCCCTACAGTCGCGAACCTTATTGTACCTGGCTCGGGGACGCTTTTGGGAGGGCTCATGAGGGCGGTGACAGGGGACAGCACGTCGGACATCGAAGCTGTGGCCGCGAAAATAGAGGCGGACCCGAAACTCTATGTGGAGCTGCAAAAAATGGCGATTGAGCGGGAGGTGAGCCTGGCACAGATCGACGCCGCCAAACTCGCAACCGTGAATGCCACCATGCAGGCGGAAGCGAAAAGCGAACGATGGCCGCAGTACTCCTGGAGGCCGGTTAACGGTTTTGCCTATCCCCTGGCAGTAATTCTCATCTATTTCCTCCTTCCTCTGCTCGGCAAGGCGGTACCGGACGTGCCTCAGTGGATCTGGGTGGGCTGGCTTTCCATCCTGGGCGTGGCCGTCTGGGACAGAGGAAAAGAAAAAAGGACAAAGGCGGGAGAGCGTAAGACCGGTTTGATCGAGGGAGCTATCAAGGCAATTCGGGGAGGCAAATCATGACGGCGCAGATCGCCCTGGTAATCGTGGGATGCGTGTTCTCGGCGCTGCTGACTTTCGCGGTGATTTATATGCGCGACATAAAGCACAGCATAATCAGACAGGGCGACCGTCACGAGAAGCTGCGCAAGGAGCTGGCGGACCTCAAGGAGGCGCTGCCGAAAGAGTACGTCCGCCGCGAGGACTGGATCATGAGTTTCGGCAAGATCGAGCAAAAAATAGACGCGATATGGGAGTTTGTGCATCAATCTATAAAACCAACCACGCGGGGAGGTGGGTGATGAACCTGGAGAAAAAACGCATAGAGGTCTTGCGCTGGAGAATACTGCAGACCCTCAACGTGGGCCGGCCCTATCCCGTGTCGGAAGAGGTGATCATGGCCACGGTGGGCGGCGAGGACATGCCTGTCACTCCCAGGGAGTTGAGGCGGGAGATGGATTACCTGGAGGACCGCAAGCTGATAGTGACCAGCGGCAGGGACACTGCCTGCTGGAGCGCGGATCTGACCCATCACGGGGTCGACGTGGCGGAATATACCGTCGAGTGCCTGCCTGGGATCGCCCGCCCGGCGAAGTACTGGTAGGGGGTTAATCATGCAGCGATCGAGCGTGGAACTGTTACCCGATGAGGTGCGCCGGGACCTGGAGAAAAAACTGATCCGGGGCGGGTTTGCCGGGTACGAGGGGCTGGCCGAATGGCTCCGGGAGCAGGGATACGAGATCTCGAAATCCAGCGTGCACCGGTACGGGAAGAATTTTGAGGACCGGCTCCGGGCGCTCAAGGTGGCCACGGATCAGGCCAAGGCCATCGCGGAGGCCTCGGAGGATGACGCCGGCGCCATGAATGACGCCATTATCCGGCTGGTTCAGACCAAGACGTTCGAGCTGCTCGTGGAGCTGCAGGTAGACAACAAAAGCCTGCCCAGGATCGGCCAGATGGTTGCAAAGCTGGCACAGGCCGCGGTGAGGCAGAAAAAGTGGCAGACGGAGATGGAGAGCAAGGTCAGGGATAAGGCATTCGAAGAAGCGGCAGACGCCGTTGAAAAAGGCGCAAGCGCGGAACAGATCAGGGCTTTGAGGGAGCGGTATCTATGACGGCCCAAAACGCGCGGCTCATAGTTCACAGGGGCAACGCAAAAAATATACCCGATGATTCAGATAGGGTGTTCTTGCCCTACCAACGGCGCTGGATTGACGATCATTCCAGGCTCAAGCTAATGGAGAAAAGCCGGCAGATCGGGATCTCCTGGGCCACCGCATACGGGGCCGTTGAAAAGACGGCGCCCAGGGAAAACCGGAACGACCAGTGGGTTTCGAGCCGGGACGAGATTCAGGCCAGATTATTTCTTGAGGACTGTGTCAGGTTTGCGAAGCTGCTCAATGTGGCTGCCAAGGATCTCGGCCTTCTCATCATTGACGAGGATAAACGGATCAGCGCCCATATCCTTCAGTTTTTGAACGGGAAACGGATCCACAGCATGTCGAGCAACCCGGACGCGCAGGCAGGAAAAAAAGGGGGCAGAATACTTGACGAATTCGCCCTCCATCCCGACCCGCGAAAGCTATACACGATAGCGTATCCGGGTATTACCTGGGGCGGGGAGCTGGAGATCATATCGACGCACCGGGGCAGCGCGAATTTTTTCAACGAACTAGTTGAGGACATCAAACACAGGGGGAATCCCAGGGGCTTTTCGCTGCATACGGTCACGCTTCAGAACGCCCTGGACCAGGGATTTTTGTACAAGCTCCAGGAGTACCTCCCGGACGGCGATGAGCGCCTCGCAATGGACGAGGCGGAATATTTTGACTATATCCGTGCCGGCACAGCCTCGGAAGAGCAGTTTCTCCAGGAGTACATGTGCATGCCGGCGAACGATGAGGGGGCATTTCTCAGCTATGACCTGATCGCCGGATGCGAATACAGGGGCGGTGAGAAGTGGGAGATGACCCCGAACGGAACAGGACCGGACGGGGAAAAAGTCAAGTCATTGTATCTGGGAGTGGACGTGGGCCGCAAGCATGACCTGACAGTTATATGGGCCTTAGAGCCGGTCGTGGGCATGATGCTCACCAGGCGCATTGAGACGATGCAGCGCATGCCGTTCGCCGCTCAGGAGGAAATATTATACGAACTGCTGGCCCTTCCGCAGGTGAAACGCTGCTGCATAGATGACACCGGCCTGGGCATGCAGTTTGCGGAGAGGGCAAAGCAGAAATTCGGGGAATATAAGGTCGAGGCGGTGCGCTTCACCGGACCGGTAAAAGAAGAATTGGCGTTCCCGGTTCGAGCGGCATTCGAGGACAAATCCGTTCGGATCCCCCATGACGACAAAATCAGGGCGGATCTCCGGAGTATTCGTAAGACAACGACGGCCGCCGGGAATATCCGGTTCGAGGCGGATACCGGCCCCGGAGGGCACGCGGACAGATTCTGGGCCCTGGCCCTGGCCAAACACGCGGCAATGCAGCCGGGCGGGCCTGTGGAATACAAAACCATATCAAAGCGCCGGTTCGCCGGCGTCAAGGGGACGTGGTGATGATCCTGGATCAGTTCGGACGGGAAATCAAGACGATGAAGGCACCGGAGCAGCGGCCCCTGGCAGCGGCGCCGGTTCTGGATTCGTGGCGTGAGTACGTGAGCGCGGGCCTGACCCCGCAGCGTTTGACGACCCTGCTCAAAGAGGCGGATTCCGGGAACGTGCAGAGACAGGCCGAGCTGTTCGATCAGATGGAGGAAAAAGACGCCCACCTCCTGGGGGAGGCGGAGAAGCGGAGAAACGCCATACTGGACGTGGAGTTCCGGGTTTCGCCGGCCTCGGAGGACAACCGCGACGTGAAGGTCGCGGAGTTTGTTCAGGAGTATTTCGACAATTCCACGGACTGGGCCGATACCCTGGTCTCGCTTCAGGACAGTGTCGGGAAGGGTTTCTCGGCCCTGGAGATCCACTGGGATACATCGTCCGGCCAGGCCATGCCGGGGGATCTGGAATTCATTGAGCAGAAACGGTTTCTGTTCACCGACGCGACCGGTTACCTGCGGAAATATCCCCGCCTGATTTCGGACGACAACATGATGGGCGAGGAGATTCCGGCCTGGAAGATCCTCTTCCACCGCTACGGGGGCAAGGCTGGCCACGCGGCGCGGTCCGGGATCTACCGGGTGTGCGCGTGGATGTTTCTTTTCCGCAATTATTCGTTCAAGGACTGGATGGCATTCCTGGAGGTGTTCGGCATGCCTCTCAGGCTGGGACGTTATGACCCCGGCGCGGGCCCGGAAGACAAGGACGCCCTGATCACGGCCATACAATCCCTGGGGTCGGACGCGGCCGGGATCATTTCCAAGAATACGGAGATCGAATTTGTCGAGGCGGTCAAGCACGGGGCCAGGGGGGATAACCCGTACGAGACGATGGCCAGTTTCTGCGCAAAGGAAATCTCCAAGGCCCTGCTGGGCCAGACCCTGAGCGCGGACGTGGGCGACGTGGGCTCTTACGCGGCTGCCAGGACCCACAACGAGGTGCGGATCGACCTGGCCAAGGCGGACACGCGCACCGTGGCCGCCACCGTCCGGTACCAGCTCATCCGGCCGATGGTTGGATTCAATCACGGATGGGACACGCCGGTACCCGGCTACGCCGCGATCTGGAACGAGCGGGAGGATCTCAAGAGCCTGAGCGAGGTATATAAAAACGTGATCGGATTCGGACAGCCGGTTTCCGCAGAGCACGTGAGCGAGCGGTTCGGGATTCCCCTGCCGGAGGATGACCAGAGGATTTTGCAGCCCATGACGTCCGGCCCGATGGCCATGAAGCGTTTAAATCCGGCCCAGTCTGCGAGAACCGGGGCAAAAACGTCTAATCATACGCGTCTCACGGCAAAAGACGACCCGGGGCCTGTTTTTGACGCGGAGCAGCAGGAACTGGAGGAGCTCGCGGACGATTCCCTGGGGAATGCGGCCGCGGCATGGAAAGGGATAGACGGGCCGGTCCGGAAATTGATCGAATCGAGTTCGAGCCTGGAGGAACTGCGGGACCGGATATTTGATGTCTATGCGGACCTGGACCCGGCGGACCTTGAGGCGCTGGTACGCGACGCCCTGGTCACCGCGGCACTGGCAGGCGCGGCGGACGCGGCAAAACCCAGGAGAAAGAAGTAATCTCTCACAGAGCATACAGAGGCACAGAGAAAAATGGAGCTGACGATACGTATCGCGAATGAGGAGAAGGTGATCAAGGCCGTGGATGAAACGGGCGATAGGGCGCGTGATCTCAGGCGGCCCCTGGCGGATTTCGGCGAGCGCATGGTCAGAAAGATATCGAAACGGCTGTCCGGTCCGGCGCTCAAGGAGAGAACGGGCAGGCTCAAGGGCAGCCTGACCCACGAGGAGACGGCCGATACGGGGGAGATCTCCGCGGGCGGCGGCCCCGGCGAGGTAGATTACGCGGCGATACATCATTTTGGAGGGACGATCAAACCGAAGAAGCGGCAATTTCTGACGATCCCGTTTCCTGGCGGGCCTGCGGACAAGCGCGTGCCGCTGCGGGCCGCGGACTTTGCGGATACCTTTGTGGCAAAAGGAATCATCTTTCAGAAAAGGGGCGAGGACGATATCGTGCCGCTCTTTATTCTCAAAAAATCCGTTGAGATTCCGGCGCGGCCGTACATGTACGCGGAGGACGCGGACGTGGGGTATCTCAATGATTCGATAGCCGATTTTATCGCGCGGGCGTGGGCGTGAAGATCTCTCACAGAGAGCACAGAGGGCACAAAGAAAAATGAAAGGGATGCCGTTTAGCGAGGCAGTGGAATTTTTCCGGGACAAGATCCCGATGACCGCCGCGGAATACGGGGCCGTGGTGGCGGAGGTGGGTGAGTATGCAAACAGCCTGGCGTTTACCGTGTCGCGCATTGCCTCTGCCGACCTGCTGCAGGACCTGCACGGGGAGATCCTGAAGGCCCTGGAGGAGGGCGGGACGTTTTTCGAGTTCCGCGAGGGGATCGACGAAATCATGGCCCGGCGGGGCTGGCAGGGCATGACGCCCTACCGGCTGGACAATATCTTCAGGACCAATAACCAGACCGCCTATAACGTGGGCAGGCACAAACAGATGAAGGCGGTCGCGGACCGCAGGCCGTACTGGGAATACGACGCGGTGAACGACACGCACACCAGGCCGACCCACCTGGCGAACGACGGCAAGATATACCGCCACGATCATCCCTTCTGGAATACGTGGTTTCCGCCTGCAGGTTTTAGGTGCAGATGTGTCGTACATTCTATTTCCGCCCGGGAGATGGAGGAGGAAGGGCTGAAAGAGGAAACGCAGGTCCCGGATCTGCAGCCGGACCCGGGGTTCCGGTATAACCCGGCAGTGCAGGAATGGAAGCCGGATCCTGGAAAATACGATTCACGGCTGCGCGATCGCATGGAGGAAGCGATATGGGATTGAAACTTTTATATGTACTCAAGAGCATCGAGGGCGCCCCGGAAGAATTCCAGCTTTTTCCGTACGGGAAGATCGGGATCGAGGGCGAGGACGATGCATTTGTGGACGACGAATCGATGGACGCCATTATCGCCGATTTCGAGCGCCGGGGAAACGACATGGTCATCGATTACGAGCACCAGACCCTCCAGGGCGTCAAGGCCCCGGCTGCAGGATGGATCAAGAGATTCATCAATCGCGGCAAGGAAGGGTTCTGGGTGGTTGTGGAATGGACCAGGCAGGCAAAGGAATACCTGGAGAACCGAGAATACCGTTATTTTTCGCCGGTATTCTGGGTCTCTGAAAACGGCCGGAAGATTATCAAGATCGAAAACGTGGCCCTGACCAATTTCCCGAAGCTGAATAACCTGCGGCCGATCATGGCCAAGATGAGCCTCGAGGAGGCGCGGGAGGCCAGGGAGGCCCGCTCGAGAAAATACAGGATCGGCATCAAGGAGGGAGGGCATGTAACCAAGCCTTCCGAGTGGGAGCACGTGCCCGACGATGAGTGGCTGGACCCGGTCAATTACCGCTACCCGTGTCCCGACGCGGCCCAGACGCGGGCGGCTGCCGGTTACTGGGGCCAGGAGGATAACCAGGCGCAATACAACCCCGAGGAACGCTCGATCATCAACGGGCGATTAGATAAATTCCGTAAAAAATTCAACATCGGAGAATTCCGAAAGGAGGCAAACATGTTAGACAAACTTAAAAAACTTTTAGGGCTGGCCGACGACGCCGGCGAGGACAAGGTAGTCGAGGCCGCCGAGGCGGTCGTGGCCAAGAACAAAGACATGATAGAGCTTTTCGAGCTGGCTGATGACGCCGGCCAGGATAAGGTGGCTGAG